TACCCCAACGGTAATGTCCTGCTTCTAAGTCAGGTAGTCAGGAACCTCTCTTTGTTTCCCATGTACTTAATATACCATAAAAAAGACCCCTGTGAAGGGGTCTTGTTACACTTATTAAACTGTCCTAGTCATCATACACTCTACACTCTAATGAGTCAGGATGATTATCACAGTACACTTCTAAATGCTTATCCTCATGCCTAGTATGCCAATCATTGATCTTACCCTCATTAGAATTTACTTCATCTTCTTCGTGAGCATGAAAGGCATCATTGTGCATTTCTAAATCTTCTTTACTGTACTCTAACATACCATGATTGATATGCTCTTTCCCATCTTTAGGGTCAAGATATACTTCATGGTCTAAATCGTGATCTGGGGTTTTAGTAGTCATAGATAACCATCCAACTTTACTGTTTAGTAATCTCATAGATTATTTATTTTCAAGAGACTGTTTGAAGTTCTCGTATTGATTCCTTCCTAACAAACTCTTGTTTCATATTATAATATAATTTATGATTTTGTGTAGTAACATAATGACCTTTTATGTCCCCATCCTCACAATGCCACCCATAAGCAATGACTTTTTCCTCTACACCATCTATTCTCATCTTTTTACTACCATCTAAGTAAGAATGATACCTTTCGTCTAAATTTACCATGAGTCTATGAAGTATGTGTGGAGATTATAACATTAGTTATATGAAATATCTATAATTTTTATATTGTCTTTAGACTTAGATAATATAACTTAATCCTTTTCCTGATACTCCTCAACAGAATCAATCAAAGTGGAAACTTCGTTCAAACAGTCTATTTTCATCATCATATCAGAAATATGCTTACTGATATAAGGTTTTTCACTCCTTGCTGCAAAAGCTAATGCTTCTCTCAGTTTATCTTGTGCTTCATTTAGAGCAGTTTCTACTTGTTCAGATAATGCCATAATTAATCCTCATCTGTATTATGTAGTTCAGGAGAGTCTAGTTTGAATCTCTTATCAATAGGTGTGTAATCAAATCCATACTTTTGTAATGCCTCTTGAAACTCTTTACCAGACAATCTACCTTCCCAGTAGTCATTCTCAGTATATTCACCATCAATAACTTTAATGTCTTTATTAGAATTACCTTTTAATAAAGCTAATAGTTTCACACTATCATTATAACATGCCTTATAATATCTCATATTATCCTTGACAGTATCAGTTATAACATCATATACTTCTTGTGGAGTAAATTCTCCTATCATAACTTCTCTTAACGAATCTTGTAGATTCTCAATAGAATAGTTATAGTCCGATTTTTCTGTCATTCTTGTCATATTGAATCGCTTTTTGAATAATAACTTGAATCTCCTTAGATGTCAAGTTGTTTAAGAATTTCCAGTTAGGATCTTCTTTATCCCACTCTAATGTAAATGAACCATCTTTATTTTGATTTACTTTTATACTGTCACTCATCTTTTCCTCTTGTTTAATTCTTTTCTTCACCATCTTAGCATACTTTACTTCATCTTGGGTGTACCAATCAGGATGTTTCTTTGCTCTCTTTAATATTGTTTTTGCTGCTTTCTTATCATTCATGTGATATAGTTAGATTAATAGAATATTCTGAATAGGTATTTATTCTCCAAGTTTTTTCTTATCCCATATATTAATATTAATAGAGTGTCTATACCCCACATATTCTTCTACACAATGCCAAAGAGATCCTGGAGAATGTATAACTAACCGATTTGTTTTTGGAACAATAGTCATTCCATCTTTAAATATTAAATTACCACCACGAAGATCTGATTGAACAGAAGGATAATAAATTAATCCAAATAAAGGACAATCAAGAATACCTTGTTCATGTAAAATCTCATCTTTATCTACATGCCAACCATAAGGAGTAGTACCAATATGTTGCCACACCTCATACATGTAATGACTTTTAATTTCTACATTTTTTAAAATATGATGAGCAAACTCCATCTCCTCCCACGTATTTAATTGTCTAACCCTAGAATCATTAATAATATTAAATTTTCTAAGTCCCAAATCAAAATCTTTAAATTGTATATCAGAAAGAACATCATCAAGAACAAAAATACCTTTCCTACAAAGTTCCTTCTTTTTCTCTTTTTTTTCTACTTTAGTACCATCTATCCAACATCTAAAACTTAGAGAGTCCCATTGTCCATAACCAGTCTCACTCAAACTAAGCCAAGATGCCTCCTGCCACTTATTCTCCATGTCTATACGAGACATCTTCTTAGATGTCTCTACATAATCATTAAATTTATCATCAGGATTAAATGGAAGAGATTTAGCATATTTCCAGAAAGGAGTATCATACTTTGAACCAAACTGATAATGCCACAATATGAATTTTTCTATCTCAAACATTGAAGTTCTAACATTTTGATTAGCAACTTCCTTACTCACCACTCCATACATATAATCCCAAATATTTCTACATACCTTTTGATAGAATCCTGTAGCAGTTGCCTCTAAAGGTTCTAAAAATGAACATTTATTTCCATTTAAGAACGTCCTCTCACCAACAAATATACTCTTGGCAATATAATTTTCAAAGGTTAAATCACCATCAATTTCAGGAAGATTAAATCTTTCTAAAAAATCCTCTGTAGCAACTTCCTTTGATGTTATATTATTATTGTACAAATATCCATACGACACACTATCAGTATTAGGAACAGCAAACGTCCACCCATTAGGAGTCGCAATAGTTCTCGTATAAATTAAATCATTATCTCTTCCCTCTTTCCGACAGAGAAGACAAGCATTTAAAGGATTGATAAGTGAGTCATAATTATCTTTATCTCTATTGTGCCTACCTCTACAGTCAATGATCCAATCAGAATCTATTTCTTTTTCAGGATCATTTATAGTTTGTTGCTTAACTTTAAATAAACCAGATTTTAATACGGCATCTGATAACATTTGAGGAACATAATGTACTGCCACACTAGACATTGGAAAAGAATGAAAAAATTCATCTTTAGCCTTACCCCATCCTTCATATAAGATACCAGACTTAAGTGTAGCTCCTATATTATTATCATACCAATTACTACCAAACACACTAGAAATAAGTATAGCTACTCTCAGAGTAGTTCCTTGTCCTACTCTTTCTATTGGATGTTTCTCTGGACTATGATATAGTTCAATCTCAAACTCATTCCTACCATGAAAATAAAAATGTAATGCAGTTATACATCCTGCATTACCAGCACCTATAATAGCAATCTTTTTCTTGGGCATTACTCCTTCTTATCATACTCTATGATAATTTTCTTATAACTTTGACCATCACTTGTTGTTACCTCACATCTTTCCATTGTTCCACCAAGTAATGCTGTTAGTGTCAACATCTCTGCTATTATTGTTCCTTCATCTTCTTTCATAGTGTCAAACTTTACATGTTCTATAGACATTTATAATACCTTTTTTCCCATTATAAAACCCCTCAACTAAAAAGTCAAGGGGTGTGATTATTAACGGATTGAATTTACTTAAGGTGGATGTTGATATTTAATCATTTGTTTGTTAAGATAAACGTCTAAATTGTTTTAAACTAAAACCTCCTTACATATACGTTTACAAACATGTTGGTCGTCTTCACAGTCAATCAAGCACTCGTAGTATTCTGTGATTAAATCCTTATGTGGATCGTTATATTCCATATGTTTTGATCCAGCAAGTTGATTAAATGAAATTAAGTTGTGCATAATTGCCTCGAATGAACTACAATAACAAAGAGATTCAGATCATCTTGTTATCCCTAATTCTATCATTATTTATGCAATTTAGGTCCGTATTCCCTGATACAATTTAATAAAAATTTATGCCTATTAGATAATCTTATATAATTACATGGTTATTTCCCAAGAATCATCAGATGCTCCCCAGTCACGATACTTTTCTGTCCCACCTCTTACAGACCAATCACTATCAATCACCAAACGACTAGAGATTCCTCCTCTTGGATTACTCTTCAGAACCAAACGTAATCTATCAGGATTATATACTTCCATTAAATGTTCATACACAACATTGATAAGTCTTTCATATGATACAACAATATTACGCAAGTGATATGTATAATGCTTTAAACTTTTAAGTTCTATTATTTTATTAGTTGGGTAAATGGTAATGTAAAGAACACCAAAGTCTGGTTGTTCATTTACTCCCAGAAAAGTAAACTCTGGAACCTTTACCTTAATCTCATATGGTTCCTTACTTGGATTTGGTATTCCTTTTAAAATGCTCTTATCAATGGCATCATATAATAAAACTGGTTCTGTCATTTTGTTTTCCTTACAGGTACTTGTCTTTTATAATCTAAACCTTTCCAATTAGGTTGCCAATTAACTGGTTTAGATTTAGATGATTCTACTGAAACAGTGTCTTGATTTATATCCACTTCCTCTGATCCAACATAAAAAAACCAACGAGGAAGTTTTTCCTCCTCCACAAATTCCCAAGTATATGCAACTTGAGTAGTATCAAAATTGGAGTATTGATCTGGTTGCATCTCAGTATGAAGTTTTACTCCTGTCTTAGAATACCATTCTAATAAATCACTTTTAGTTAAAAGTGCTTCATCTCCTGCTTCATACTGTTGCATGTAAGAGGAATAATAATGCTTAATTTTTTTCATTTTGTTTTCCTCATAGGTACGTCAAGTGTCCATGCAGATGATTCTAATTTTACCATGTCAAAGTTCTTCTTAAACTCCTTCTCTCTTTCTTTCTTTTCCTTCTCCATTGTTAGTTCAATAGTTTCAATAGATCTCTCACCATAATGAGTCTCTTTCATACCTAAGTAATCCAAAACAGCATCATCAACCATACTGTAAAGAGTATCCCAAGTTAAAGTATCTCTTAATCCAGTTGCGATACGATCAATATCACCACCATCTAAATACTCACCTTTAACTACTTTGTCTGAATAGTCTTCGTATTGAGAAATAAGTTTCGCTCTGATCTCTACCAACTCATTAAGGTTGATAGTGATCTTTACATCATCATCTATCGCCATTTTGTATCACTCCTATAATAATCTCCCAATGATCCACTTATTAGAGTTTCACTTATCTCACCTGCTGATGTTGTAACTGTAGGAGTTACAGCATTATTCTTCTTACCAAATGGTATTGGATCTGCATGGGGATTAGGCATTTCTCTTACCATTTCAATGACTTGATCCCTTATCTCCATTAATTCATGGTAACATTCTTGATTGTGGGCACATCCCCTCAATTT